CGTTTATTCGGCACACCCTGAGCAGTACGTAACTCAATGATATGCTCCATACGTCTACCATTCTGAGATATGTGAGCTTCTATAAGTTCCAGAGTCTCAGCATTTTCAATAGGTATTTCTAATGGAGCATCCTTAGCATGTAACTTGGGTGGGCGAGCCTCTAACCCTTCTGCTACCATCTGATTATATCTCTGCATTACTGCTGGCTCTAACGCTGTACCTGCTTCATTAAGTACGTAGTTATCAGGTAGAGCACGTAAGGTAGCATTGAGTGTACTCCACTCTACAACTGCCTCCTGGTTCTGAGCTAGACGATACATGCTAGGTTCAATAGCTTCACGCAGGGCTGCTTGCCTTCTGGATATAACTCCGGCAGTAGCCTGTCCTATATATTCTACCTTAGCCGCAAGAGAGCCATAGTTAGAGGATGCAGCAGTAAAGAACTTACCTCCAGCACCTACACGGTTAGCATCTAGTACATCACGCACAGATAATTCTAGGAACTTATCCGCATCATCAGCGAAATATCCGGCAAGTATGTTCTGTAACTTCTGGCTCTGTAATCTTTCTTGCTGAGTAATGGTAGCCATACCTTCTAGCACATTACCGTCTATATCCTTAATAGCTGTGGTATCATAGGAAAGTTTCATAGTCTTAGGGAGTTTATATACAGGTATGATTCCTTTCTCTATATCGTGTAGCCCTTTTTCTACTAACATATTCGTGTAATCTTTAGCATAAGATTCCAATGCAAAGATATCACGAGTTAGGTCTTCTGACACTTCACCAGATAGGCGACTGGAACGCATGTTAAGCATGGAAGCTATATCATCCTGAGACTTACCTTTACCTGCCTTAGTAGTAAGAAACTTATTAGCTATCTCTATCTTCTTAGTATGGATGAAATCAAGAAGTTCCTGCTTATGCTCAAATGACATAAGGCTACCATCTTCAAGTAACACCTTATGCTCTGCATTGAACTCACGATATAGTTGGTCTAGCAGAGGAGTATCCATCTCACCTATTGTAACAGGCTTAAAGTTCTCACCTGCCTCAGCCAGAGGGGCAGCTTCCATAGCCCACATATTACGTGCCTGAGCTTCATGAAGGCCAACTTTAGTTACATCCCAGCCAGTACCTTTAGCAGCAGCAGCCTTCTTAGACTTAGCTACTACTTCTTGTGCCTTAAGTACTCTAGTTGCATCAGCAGCACCTAACTCTCCACGCTCAGCAGCACGCAATGTAGCCTTTGCTTCGGATAATTCCTTAGTGTTACCTACACGAGCATCAGATCTAATCCCTTTAGTATCAAAGTTAAACTGTCTGTCACCAGCGACTACCTTGTTACCATCAATAGTAATACTCTGACCTTTCTTAAGTGTATCAGCTAGAGCTATATGCTGAGGTGCTCTGTCAACAGTGTTACCAATACTTTCTCCCCACATATCAACATAGGTAGCTCTAAATTCTAGTGCTGCTGCTTCCTCCACTTCTTCAATAGTAGCCTTACCTTTCTCTAATCTCTTCTCTACTTTAGAGATTATCTTCTCAGGCGCAGTCTTATCTAGCACCCTAGAGATTCTAGTAGTACCTAGATAGTTACCAAGTTGAGTATTAAAATCTGCCCCAAGAGTCATAGCATAGGCTTGATCTGCTATTACCTGATCTCCGGCGGCTAGTTCTCCTAAGGAACTCCTTGCTTGCACCTGTAATCTACGAGCTTTAGTAGCAGCAGCCTTACGTAGGAAGGCCTCACGCTCAGGAGTTAGTACCCCTATTGGAATTTGTTTAAGATTATCAAACTGCTCCAGATCGTACAGGAGTTTATTGCTAGGAGTAGCACCTGTATGTAATACATTAATATGAGTCCACGGAGCAGCAGCAGTATCAGCAGCTTTAACAGCTTTCTTAACTGCAAAAGCTGTCTTAGTAACATCTATAACACCGCCGATAGTACCGAACACTAAGCCGCCTACAGCAATGTTAGTCATAATATCACCTATATCTTGTCCTTCTAATACAGGAGACTCAGATAAGGCAACGGCAGTAGCAGTCTCAAATGCAGCCATCTCCAGTACAGCTTGTCCATAACCTGCACCCATAGCTAGCACGGTGTTCTTATTAGTTATAAGGGACAGGCTGTTACTATTTGTAACTTCAGAGATAGCCTTAGTTAGATACTCCTCACGTTTAGTACGTAGAAGTCCAAACCCTCTAGCCATGTTATTACCGAAACGACCAGTAGCATTAGCAGTAGCTAGCACTTTCTGTCCAGCATTCAGGAGTTTAATACCGCCGATTCCAGGAACTAAGGAGCTAATGAGGAAACCTGCTACATCTGCACTCTCTCCATGCTCCTGATAATAGACACCTAGATCATCATCAATAGCTTCCACTACATCAGCAGTCTTAGATATCTCAAAGTCTCCACCCATAAAGTTACCTAGAGTGGGAGCTATATTATACAGTTGATTGGCGCCAGAGATAATACTAGTACCTATGAATTTAGGGATATTAGATACAGTCTCAGCAGCAGACTCCAGAAAGCTCTGGTTATCGTTAGCAATAGAATGACTATCAGCAGCCACAAGATAGGAAGCAACTCCTACCTCAGTGGTATCTTCTGTAGTATCTTCGTCGAATAGCGCCATTCTATCTCTCCTGCCTTCTATTCATATTAGTTAGTCCAATATCCTGCATACTATTGACAGGACTTAGAGCACGTACGGCAGCAGCTCTTAACGCTACAGGATCTGACATATCAACAGTTTTCTTGAATCCAAGCCCTGCTGGCAAGAAGCCTAGTAGCTTACCTGTAGGTTCTACTCTACCTTTTAGTTTAGCGTTATATGCTTTCTGAATAGGCAAGCCATTACCGGCTCTATCCTGAGAGATGTTATTATAAGCTATCGCTGCTGCATAGATAGATCTAACACCTTCGATAGCCTGCTCAAAAGTCAGAGTACCTTCAGGATTCTTTCTAGTCTTAATAGCGGCTAAAGCAGTTTCAAATACTTTCTCTGGTGCCATATCCTTTACATCCGTACCTACAATAAGAGGAACTAGGATGTTCTTAACAAAAGGCTCATCCTTAACTCCTGCCATGCCTATGATAGCACTAAGAGGTACCGCATGGTTAGGATTATCTGTATCACCAGATTTAATCTCTTTCTCAAACTGAGTAAATGCTACATCAGCCTGCGCATTAATAAGATTAGGTATGTTCTCTTTCGTGAGTTTCACGCCTGTTTGAGCAGCATTAGTTTGTACTACACTGACAGTGTTAGCTAGAGCTTCCAACGCCGGATTAGATCCATCAGTGAAACGAGTAGGATCTGACAGTGAGTAGGCTTCAATAGTTTGATAAGGAGTAGGAGCGACCTTACCTATACCTACTTCAAACTGCTTATTAGCACGCTCTCTAAGATCACCGCCTAGTTTCTGCTCAGCAAGTATCTCATTACGTTGTTTCTTAACTAGCGTAGGATCTGTACCTTCATACACAGGCACGCCAGTTCTCTTCCTACCAGCTACAACTCCTGCTACGTAGGTAGAACGGAACTCATCATCATCATCTTCTTCTAATGCCTTAGATCTCATATCTCTGTCAGCTTGAGCTCGTTCCTCAGAGCGTGCCATAAGACCTAACTTATAAGAGTCAACAGCAGCAGCTACCTGTGCCTTGGAGGCATTCATAAGTAGGTTGACTTCTTCGGCATTAGATTGCTCTGCCTTCAGTCTATAAGCAGCTGCATCTACAGCAGTTTGTTTAGCTATAAGAGCCTTTTGTGCAGCAATAGTACCTACAGAAGTAGTAACTGCTACATTCTCTAGCGCCCGATCCACATTAGATGCGAGTCCTGTAATGTTACTGATAGCAGTATCATATAAAGCCACTCTATCCATTGCAGCTTTCTCTTCTTCCTGAGTACCTTCGAGCATGAATCTACTGGCTATCCAATCAAGAGGAGTCTCCAAGAAACTTATGTCAATGAGATCTTTAACTTCCTGCTGTTTAGCTAGCATATTATCAACAGCGGCCTTTCTGCCAGTAGCCAGCTCAACTAATCTGTCAGCTCCGCCCATAGCATTAAATACTTCCTTGCTACGAACCTGAGCATCTAATAGAGCAGTGCTCTTAACTGACTCTATGAGTTGTTTATCCTTAGCTGCGGAGTCTACTATACCAGCAGTATCCTTAGCTATATCACCAGTAGCCCTAGTTGACTCTATAGCCTTCTGAGATAACTGAGTAAACTCAGCAGTACCAGCAGTAATAGCATCCATAGCAGAATTAAAAGTAACTGCTTTAGGTGAATCAATGGGAGTTATAGTTGTTACCTTACTGCGCGTAGAACTGCTAGCAGAGACAGTCTCTCCTTCCATTGGAGAAGCTGTAACTGGAGCAGGTGCAGTAGAAGCAGGCTTATTTCTAGCTGCCTGTAACAGCACTGGATTAGCCTTTCCAGGAGAGAAGTCTACATTTGCCATTATGAGTATCCTATGAGATTACTGAACTTAGAAGCCAAGACTTAGAGACTTAGACTTAGAGCTACCTTTAGTTTTAACAGTACCAGTCTCAGTACCTGTAGTTTCTGTAACACCTGTAAGTTTAGCTAACTCACCAGCAATCTGACCTAGTAGATCACCTGCCTCCTGCTTAGCTACCGAGGAGGAGTAGATACCAGCGGCTCCTTCTTTACCAAAGATCTCAGCTAGACCACCAGCACCACTTAGTGCCTCGTCAATGAAGGCCATTATACCCTCCTTGTCAATCTTAAGCTGTGATGTACCTGTCTGTGCAAGATCTCTTGTTTCTTCTGAAGAAGATTTACTTTTCTTAGAGCCAAATCCTAATGAAAATCCCATGATATTATCCTCACAATAAGTAGTATGTATTATCTAAAACTATCTAGAACTAAGCCGAGCCTTTCATAAGGCCTGCGTTAACTAGCGCCGTACGTATCTCAGTTAGTAGCGCGTATATATCTGTAAAATTATTGTTACATGCAGCGCCACTAGCAGCAGCAGCAAGGGAGCCAGCTCCAGTCACATTCTGTAATGTACCGTCCTGACCACCTCCTGTGCTATTAACGAGAGCAGCCTGTAATGCAGCAGCAGGTTGTACTATAGGAGTCTTACCCCAAAAGCCTAACTTCTGTGCGGTAGTAGCAGCTATGATACTTCCAGTGGCAGTACCAAGAACTAGATGAACAGCGTCTGATAGAGTTATACCTCCTGAGAAAGTCTTAACTCCAGAAATAGTCTGTGCATTACCTATAGTAACATAAGTACCTCCCGCAGTATCATAGGAATCGACAAGAATCTCTATGGCTTGGTGTACTTTCAAGAGAGCTTCATACACTACTGCTGCATCGAACTCCTCAGGTACTATAGGTACGTTACCTAGTACTAAGTCAATCTGGCTATCTAATGTTTCGGCCATTATCTACTCCCGCCTAATGAGAATGTTAGTTCCATAGAAGAGAGATTGAACTGTCCAATGATAAGTATAGAGTGATTGACACCAGAGAGTCTTCCGGCATAATCTCTGTATCCAGTACCTACAGTTTCAACCATAGCATTGACCAGAGCATTTTTACCGTCAAGAGATACTAGATCCTTGACAGTGAATGTATCGGAGGCTGCGACATTCTCTATAACAACACGGTGAAGAATAAGATGCCTGCCTCTCTTGTACTGATACTTACCTAATAGGAGTACTCCAGCTCTACCAGTTGATGGAACGGAGAATCTAAGATATTTAATGGTACCGTCATTGAGAAGGAATGCAATAGACTCCTTACTTATCTCAGTCTGTGCCCCTAGATACTCGAAACAATCCACGTGAGAAATCTTGAGCTTACCTAGCTTCTCTAAGGCTACATCATATACTAGTGCATGAGTGAAGGTAGTTATGCCATAGGAGATAATAAGATATCGTGAGGCTATCAGCTTAACTTTCTTCTTCATTGTAGTGGGAAGATTAGTCAGCGTGAAGATGAAAGTAGATTCATCAAAGTCCTCAAACTGCTTACCTGCTAGGAAATCAGTAGTCTCTGGCAGTATGCTATTAGCAGTACGAGAGTTAACTGTCTGCAATCCACCTTTAGTGTAAGCATAATGATCAGCAGCATTAGCTTCATAGGCTACCTGATCTAAACCTAAGGCCCCTTTAGAGTTACCTACAGATTTAAACTTGAATGGGTACTGCTTGTTACCTGTATAAGTGGCAGCAACTACATTGGCAGAGGTGTAGACCAGAACTCCTAACTCATTAGGTACAGAGAATGTTATATGCCCTTCCAGTTCTGCTACTTTACCGCCGCCAGCTCCTGTGACTGTGGAAGGTACGAAATCTAACGGGTCTATTGTAGACGACCAAGCTATAGCAAACTCTGTATATGCTATAAGATAGCCATAGGAGGCAGTCATACCTATAACTCCAGCTGCTAACCCAGCAAATACTAGGGCAGCAGTGAAGTCATGAGTAACTTCATCGTAGTTATATCCACCCACTCCCTGAATGTATATGTAACTAATTCCATTGACAGTGCCAAGAGTTACAAGTTTACCAGCTGCACCTACTGGAGCTGTAAGTTTTCTCCAAACAGTATCTCCTTCTTCCAGTGCATAGAAGTTACCGTCAGTAGTGATAGCCAGATGTACTCGGTTACCTGCATCACCGAAGATAATACGAGTATCATCAAAGGTAGTGTTAGCATCCCCACCAATAGGAGCTGGAATTATCTCTTCATAACCAACAGAAACTATTCCAGAGTCAGTAGGCATAATATTATGGCAGTAGTATATCTGTGGAGTATCAGCCTTCTCTCCAGTCGGTGCATCTCTAAAGGAGGATACAAGAACACTTCTTCCCATCTCCTGAGTTAGAAGAGGAAAAGAAGTGTCAGTGAGATCTACTCTGTGATCAAATTGTGCCATTACCATCTAGCTCCACTACGTATCTGCTGGAATCTTTTGTTAGCAGCATCTGTTGTTATCTTATTCTTCTCATGAATTATCCACAACTCTCCACAGGAAGTATCTACTGGAGCATAGATGAATCCTACATCTTCAGTGATATTAGAACTCCTCTTCTCTGAGACGTTTGCGCAAGCTCCTAACATAGTCAGGAGAAGAAGTATCAAGACAATCTTTCTGTGTAAGTTTGGGGTCATTCTTAGCTTCCTCAATATTGTTTCTAAGCTGAGAGAACTTAGTATCTGCTTCCTTATTGATCGCATCTCCGACTTCCATGTCTTCAACTATCTGAGCAGCTTCCCCACGAAGAGCGTAGTTAATATGACCAAACCATCCAGTTATATTACCTAGTACGAAAGCTGCTATTATTATCAGGCCACGTATGGTGGGAGGTAGATTACCATTTCTATCAAGCATCTTTATCATACTGTTTACTCCAAGCATTAGCTGCATTATAAGCTATACCTACTAGAGAGTTAACTGTGCCTAGATAGGCTAGCACTGGATTAACAGCTATGTTCCAAGACTCTGCGCCTAACTTGTAGGAAACTAGCAGGATGAATAGACCGAGTAGGTTAGCTACAATGAAGATGGCTTTAGTTATTTTCCACTTACGGGAGGTGGATCTTTCTATTATACTAGTCATAACGGATTACCTAATCACTCGTAGAAAAACATGTTAATAGTGTAATTGGAGTTACCTCCGCTGGCTGTATTATTAGTTATACGTATGAGAGAATATTCATCAGTCTTTAGTATCCACTCATTAGAACCTTCTGAGCCAAAGGAGCCAGATTGCTTAGTTCCAGGAATTAGTATAGGCTCTAATAGGTCTCCTACAGCAGTTACGGTAGGAGTATCAAACACCTCGGTAAGAGCCAATGTAACTGAGTTCCTATTATTATTCTTAGGAATTATTGGAGTACCTTCGGCTGTTATAATAGGTGCCTCAAAGAAGTCTACGTCCGTAGGACCTCCATCAGAGCCAACTGTGATAGTCCTAAAATGAGGGTAAGTGCCAGCAGGAACTCTAGCAAGGAAGTATCTGACACCCCCCTCCGTTAGCTATTATAGCTCTAGCAGCTACGGTAAACCCCTCTCCGGCATGTATCTTCAGGTGCTCCTGATCTATAACTCCGAGAGCCTTAGAGTAAGAGTCTAGATTAAAGATAGATTTAAGCGCCTTAACCAGTGGACTAAACATAACTATTCTCCGGTGGACTTCCTTGCATTAGTCCTAATATGAGTATTAAACTTTTCATGTAACTTACTTACTTCTTCCATAAGCTCATGACGTAGTTTTTCAAAGTTATTATTGATAGTAGTATTAACTTTCATCTGACACTTAAGCAATTCCGCATGAGATACAGGACGTTCTTTCAATACAGCTTCAGTAGTTTCTATCACATCTCGTCTACCTAGGAGTTTAAGGACTGCTAACAACACTACGACTACTCCAGTAATTATCGCATCAAGATTCTTGGCTATCCAGTGCCCTGATGAGATTAGAATATTAACGTGCTCAGGTTCAGGTACATGCGCCATATCAGATAGTTCCTACATATTTGTTATAGTTATTAATAAATTCCTCAGTAGTTCCCTTACCTAATGGAGTGTTATAATACTGTTTCCAGTAATCAGCCATCCCTGCTATATCTCCTCTAGCAGGTAATGGAGCCGGTACTCTTGCATAATGTAGCCGAGTAAAGATAGTCGCATAGCGTAAATCATAGAGCAGTTTATCAGGAGTAAATTCAGTATAACCTAGCTCAAGAAATAGCTGTTTAAGATCACGTCTATGTGCTATGTAATTATCCCGTATATCATTATGAGTTGCAGGCTCCATCTGATATACACCTAGTGCAGGGCCTTTGCCTCTCTGCTTAATGTATTTACCGAAAGCAGACTCCTGTGCCATAGTACCTAGTAAAAGGTTAACAGCTGCAGGAGAGTACTTAGATATAGAATGCAGGGTCGGTACTACTAGCTCCTCACGGAACTGAATAAGATTGAATGACATAGAAGTCTCGTATGTTTAAGTGTTTAAGTGTTTAAGGCAGTACCGCCAGTATTGGTGCCGAGTAGAGTACTTGCAGTATCATAGTTAATAGTTCCAGCGACTGCGTGTAAGGAATTGGTATTACCTTTCACACGACTACCGCGAACATTCACAGTGGCTCCAGCATCTTCAGTAAGTATACCTTTTCCGGTACCTGAACCTGCTAGTACTTCTATATCGCTATTAGTAACATTGACCGTAGCTGTAGAACTAGCGGGACAGTTTATACCAGAGATAGTTTGTCCATTATTAGCACGTATCCTAGACCTGTTGAGATTTATAATACCTGCTCCTACAGCATGAATCCCCGTAGGATCGTCAAATGTAGACGACATATCAGCATTGTGATCAATCAATATAGTACAGTCGTCAAGATTATAAGTTATAGCTTTATCAGCACGTAGAGCTGTAGGCGGTAGAGGCAATACTGCTCCCCCGTAACTCCACCAAGATTTAACCTGTCTTAGAGTAGTATTTCTCATTTCAATCTTGGTATTGTTCACGGTAGGCGTAACTCGTCCACCATGATTGACTTGTAACAGCAGTTCAAATTCAATCTCACAGTTATTAACTATGCTACGACCTCCAGAGGGTACATGTAAACCTCCGGCACCGTTACCGTGGTCGCCGCCAGTATCCTTACATCTGATAAACATGTTATCCATTATAGATACGGCACCTCCCCATAAGGAGGTACTAGGGGAACTTTGTATTCCATCCAAATCTGACCAAGCGTCAGTAGGCCCAAGAGTAAAGTTGGATAGAATATTCTCCCCAAAGTTAATGAAAGGTGCAGGGGGAGCACTATCAATCTCACTAAGAATAGTTGAGTATTTCTCTAGGCCACAGATAGCTAAACCGGGAGTCAAAGATATACCAGTATCAGGGGATACATGTTGGCCGGGCAATAAAATTAGGCTAGCCCAATCTATTCTAAATACTTCTATCTGAGTAACAGCAGAAGGAAATATTTGAGTTCCATCAAAACCCCCGCCTAATGTTATGCTCGTATCAGTAGCTACTTCTAATACTTTATGGAACTTAGTTGTATCCCCAGCTATCTGCAGTAGATCACCTACACGTAGTTGTTTGTTAGTTCGCCAAGTAGTTCCAGTACCTACAATAGTAGTAGAAGCAGCAAATATAGCTATATTTGCTGAGAATGTGTTAACTAAAGTAAGGCGATCACCTGCTACGGCTACAGCATCTTCTAAGGTGGAGAAGTTGCCTCCTGCTCCTATTGAAAATGCATTATTATTAAGGGTGAAGTTAACCCCTTCTCTCAACTTCTGGTGCTCTCTTCTGTGGAAACCTAACGTCATGATCTTATTCCTTAGATAAAGTCAAGAGCTGCAACAGTCGCAAGATCTGTGGCTGCATTGAAGTCTAACTTACCTGCATGTCTACCTGAAGTAGGAGCTGCCCACTGTTCACGTAGAGTTGTCTTATTAATACGAGATACTCTCCAAACTGAGTCTGTTAATACAGCTCGCGGGCCTGACTCGCAGTAGTAGTCATAGGTAGCATCTGAGTAATGTACAAATGATGTTGGGGCTGCTATGAATTCTGGCATTAGTTGTTCCTCATTAAATTACTTAAGTCTCTTCATATAAGTTAAGGTATTGAATCCATACCCTTCCTCTGTATCTGGTATAGAACTACGGTGCTCTAATTCTAGCGAGTCAGTTTCATCTAATCTTTGTGTGAATCTAACTACGCCTATTGGATTAGTGCCTGAGTATTCAGGATTATCCATAGCTGGATGTACTGCCAGTCCTGCATGTATTTGGCAGCCTGATAAAAACAGTAATGGGATAAATTTAATCATTGTTCGTATATATATCCAAGTAAATATATTTGATACGTTAAATTAGAAGGAGACCCAGAACTTGCTGATCTGTAATCAAACTGGTAGGAACTATCAAGCTCCAAAGTTACATCGTTTGTATTATGAGGTGAGGCATTTTCAGCAGTATGAGATTGCACTTGTGCTGCAATAACTCCAGCTCCGTCATGCGCCGAATCACCATTTCTTACTCTCATATATGCTGAATCACCACCAGTCACGGTATAAAAATTAATATGACATCTTATAATGGCATGTGTTGCTTTAATTGTTGATAAAACAGCATCAGTTAAAGACGTATAGGCAGCCTGATCTGTTGCTGAATCAACCAATGTTATTGGAGTATCAAGTATTTTTGTTCTTTGTATACCAAGGCCATTAACTTTAACTGCGCCCGTAACAGTTATTAGATTAATATCTCCTGCGCCAGTGGTATTAATATCTATGCTAGAATTTGTGCCCGTTCCTTCAATAATTAAGCCAGCCCCCGCTGCTTCACCAGTGCCTTGAATCTTAGCCTGATTTCCTGTAGCTGCACTAGTAATAGTTACTCCATTAACGGAAGAGACTACATCTACAAAAGAAGCTACAACTAATCCTAAGACTCCCTTAATAGCAGCTACTATAGGAGTAATTATAGTAGCATCATTTATAGTAGGAGCAGTCAATGTCTTATTAGTAAGAGTTTGAACCCCATCAAGAGTAACACCAGTAGCAACAAGATGACCCAACTCCTGCAAGGCTGCTTCTACATCCGTACCTGTAAAGTAAGTTCCTATATCTGCTATAGATACTACGTTAGCAGAAGTAGCTACAGAAGAACTAAGTAACTGCCATACAGCTCCAGTCCATATCCAAGGATCACTAGTAGTTGAATTCCAATAAATATACCCAGTATGCGTACCATCTAATGTAACGCCCAAAGCATCTACAGTAGGAGCAATAGCTGCACTACCTAGATAATAAGGGTATGAAAGTAGGGGGCCCCATACATTAACCGGATCTGCCATCGTATATTCCTCTAGTATCCTACATCTGTAAGAGCGTTAATTTTAAGTTCTGCGTACTGCTCAGAGACAAACTCTTTCTGACTTGCAGCTTCTTCTCTCTGAGCTATAGCTCCAAATACGAATCTGGCTGCTTCATGTACAATGGCGTAGGGATATAAATCGGCTATCCAAGAGGAATAACCTACCTCTGTTACTACAGGGAGTACGTAACAACCTAATAGCATTGTGTCAAAGTCTGTTGATGACTTAATTTCCATGACCCTGCCAGCAACGTAAACTATATCAGTTAGTTCTCTATTCCACTTATCAAGCACTTCCTCAGGAGTAATCACTGTAAAGAAGTCACCTGTATTAAGTGTACTTAAATCATACTTACGAGCATACTTAAGTGCACGATAGTTAGGTATGATTGAGATATAATCTAAGGAATGAGTATACCCAGGAGTTACAAAAGTAAACTGAGTCTCATATATGTCCTTAGAATAAAAATCTGTTTGATGAGCTTTCAGGGTAGCTGCCTTCACAGCAGACTTAGTAAGATCTACCAAGTCTGGTCTGGCAGTTATATTGTATACTTCTGTAAGAAGTTCTGCGAAAGTCATTATGCTACCCTAAAAGTTATCAGTTATGTGAGGAGTAAGATTAAGCTACTGAGTCAGAGCCAGCAGATAGTAAGCCTACGGTGGCAGTAGATCCAGGCACTAACTTCTGTACCTCAGATTCAGACTCAGATAGAGCCTCACCAGCGGCAATCTTACGAGCAGCTTCTTTCTGGAGAGCAGCAAACTCTTCCAGGTGCTGCTTACGTAGAGCCTTCATAGGATCAAGTTCCGCTGAAGTCATAACTTCCTTACCTGCTTTAACATATAGGAAGGTATTACCCAGAGCTATCTCACGCTGTAAATACTCGATGTCTTCTTCAACGTCAGTAACAAACTGTCCACCTACAAAGGAGATAGTGCGACCTTTATCAGTTACCATTTTAGATGACTGTACATTGTTATGAAATACGTGGTATTTCTTTTCAACTGCTTTAGGAGCTACCTTAGGAGCTACTTCAGGAGAAGTAACCATAGCAGCTGGAGAAGTAGTCTGTACTACGGGAGTACCAACTACTTTTTCGGAATCTGTGCTAGCTTTCATATCTGCTAACTTGTTTTTAATTGTATCTTGTGCGTTAGTCATTGTAATTACCTTTAAGGAGTAGAAGTTCTGAGATAGATAAGATAGGAGTACAAACTAGTCATACTCCTATCTTGATAGTTAAGCTAATAGAATACTATTAACCTGCAGCAGCAGCAGTCAGGTTGTAAACAACACTGTTAGCAGGAGGGTTCTTAACTACTGTAGTTAATTCAGTAGTAAGAGTTCCACCTACAGCATCAATGCCATTATCCTGTGCAGCACTACCTGACATGTTAAACTCTTTGTTCTGAGTTTTACGGTCACCTAAGTAAGCCAGACGGAAAGTAGCAAGATCAACAGCTACTGCCATTTTAGCCCAGGTAGCATTGGAGTTAAACAGAGGGTGTTCAATGATACGACACTTACCACGAGCTAATGTAAGAGTGCTGAACTGTAGACCGAAGTTAGTCTCACCGTCCATTAACTGATAAGTACCATTCAAACGGCCAATGTTATTAATGACTAACTTAGCCTTACCGCCAGTAAATAAGACGCGCTCATTACAAGTCTTAGGATCAGTAGTCTGATCGAACATAGGATCTAACATTGCTTCCAGCTGCGTGTAAGTTGTAGTTGCACCAGCAGTGAACACATTAGCAGCAGCATAAGAAGAAGGGTAGTAAGACAGGTTACTAGTAATGTTAATCAAACCATCCATAGTACGGAAGGGCTGACCATTACGAGTAGACTCAGACTTCTGACCGAAGAATACACCTTTCTCAATATCTACAGCATGAAACGCAGCAGCATCTTGTTTAGATTCAGCAACGTTAGTTTCACCAGCAATTACTTGTGTTGCACGAGCTGACTCAGAGATAGCCCAAGTATTACGGAAAGTCTGAGTAAGGTTAGTGATACGTACAGGAATAATGTTCTGAGCATTAGGACGCAAAGAACTTTCTTCAAACGCATTACCTACCTGATACAGAGCGATAGCATCAGCAATTAAGATAGGAGTTACAGTACCTACACCACGAGTAACCTTCACTTGAGTAGCAGATAAAACTGCATCTACTATAATATTCTCAAAAGTAGAGTTAACTCGCATGATCATGCCAGGCAGGATATTGGCGGTAGAAGTTACTGTGAACACATTAATAACACCGTCACCAATAGCTCCGTTAAGAGTCATTTCTGGGAACAGCATTGTTTTAGTGAAGAAACCGTGTTCGTGTTGAACAGCAGTTTCAGTCGGTAACATAGAAGTTAAACCAAACAGAGGGGCTGAGCCATTAGGCATCAACCGTGTAATCATTCCAGCAAATGACTTCTTAGCGAGATCAGTTGTGAAATTACCAGTATTAAACATTCCAGCAGGCATAGCAAATTCTCCTTAAGAGAGATTAAATATAAATTATAAGTTGTAGCATTGTTGTAGAGCTAGTGTCTACTAGTAAAGATCGAAAGTAGCAGCCGCAGTTTTAACTAGCGTAAATACGTTGCTAGACTGTGGAGGAGTTGACAAAGTGTTATTAGCGCCTACAGCAGTAATACCTACACCTACTGCAATAACTACATCAAAGGCGCCTACCTGAGAATTTTTAACAACGAAGCTATAAGCATCGCCAATATCCATCTCGTCGGCAGCAGCGGCAATTAAGGCAGCAGTAGGAAGAGTATAGATTACGTCAGAAGTAAGAGTAGTACCCTGGAAGATCAATCCGCCAGCTAACTCAGCTACTGTAATAGTCTCGTCAGTTTCAGCAGCGTAGGCTTTAATGTGGAAGTTAGACAGTAAACCGTCACCTACATCTGAAGGACGTACCATAGCACCTTCACGAATCATCATACGTTTAAACATTGTAAATCTCCTATCTAGGATATTAATTAAAAGTTACAAAAGATTATTGAGGTAAGAACTGGCTAAAATCATCTCCAGCAGATACATCAGGAGTAGCAGGAGCAACAGGATTAAGACTAGATCCCATAGCTGTTACGAAGTCTTGTGCCATCTTAAGATGTTCAGCAGTTGTAGCATTAGGATACTTCATAGCTACTTGTGCTTTAACTGCATCTATAACTGGCTTAACAGCAGGATTAGAGTAGATAGGATTTTTTTCGTTTAACGAGTTAGATAAATTTTGTTCTTTGAGCATCCCGGGAATCTTAGCTTCCATAGATGCTATAGTCTTAGCGATGGCAGTCTCTACCATCTTATTAGTTACTACAGCAGATTGCATCATAGACTGTTGCGCTACTGTATTCATTGTCTGTAACAGGGCCTGCGTTGCACCTTCTCCGCCAGCATTAATAGCAGCAAGCTGTTCAGGAGTAATAGCCTTAGTAAGATCTACCTTACCCATTACTTCTTGTAACTTAGCTGGGTCTAACTGCTCATGCGCATATTCAGGACTAGCTACTGCATTAGGATCAGTTTCCCATAACTTTTCAAACTGCGCAAGAGGGGATTCTGGAGTATTGACGTTATCTGGAACTACGCCATTAGGAGCAGTTCCAGGGGTCTGCACAGGCGTAACTGAGGGCTCTGCATTAGCTAGAGTTTCTGGCTTAGCAGGAGCAGGAGTTGTAGGTTCTGCTGGCTTGGCTGTATTAAATAAGTTTCCGATTGAAAAGGTCATGGTAAATCTCCGATAGTTAGATTGTTGTGTTAGTGTGTACTGCGGTTAAATTTTCTTCTGCTACTCGTGAGCTATCTAGTAAGTACTGTATAAGCTGTATCTTACCTTTCAGGTCAGCTTCCTGCTGTAGAAAGCCCTCTTTATTACTAGGATCGTAATCAAGAGCTATCTTCTCCTCTGCATAAGTAGAAAGATAGTTCTGAAGTACTTGTTTCTGTAATCCAGTAAGTACACTTCCTTCTAATGTTTCTTGCTCTGTTAACTCATAAGCTGTAAAGCTAGTAGTTATTTGTCTACCCATTGTAGTCTCTCAGTTAGTTATGTAGTTAATAAAAAATAGTATCGGCGGAGTGCTTCCTTGGTGGGTTGCTGTGAGCTTAGCACTAACTTACTCCCTAAGATCAAGCATTATTTATTGAGCCGCTTCGCTAGTCTCAAAAATAAGTACTTGACTTGGGGCCCTGTAAGTTGTGCACACCCACCTCAACCGCCAAGGAGTACGCACCCGCGCCTAAGTTGCAGGAGTTTCAGGTACTTCACCAGCCTTAGAATCTTCTGCCATCTCTCCCTTGCCAGTAGGATCATAGCCAAAGTCCGCAGGTACAGGTTGTGGCGGAAACTTCTCTGGATCTATGTCCTTATCTATAGCCTGCTGCATCATCTGCATCCAGCTATTAACAGCTTGTTCATAAGCCATTTGTTCTGGTGACTTCTCGAACTGGTTAATCTTAGCTCCCTGCGTCTTCATTAGATAGGAGAACATTGGCGCTATGTTATATCCTGCTCCTATCTGAGGAGATGATCCTATAACTTGTAACGCAGTTCCCCAGGTATCTGCTGAGATAATCTTATCAGAAGGTACTAAGCCGTCAGATATCTTAAAGTTAAGTACAGCTGTACGCAGTTTAACTGGGTCTATCTTAACAGGAGCTTCCTTCTCCCTGTTAAATATAGTCTCAGCCCCCTGATACTGTAAGATATCTAGCTTAAAGATAGTCTTCATAGGAGTAAAGACTTGAGCTTCAAGTAACATAGCAGATAACTGATCTATGCCATTAGCGTTAGACATTACATCTGAGAACTCTTCTCGTGTCTTGTTACCCTTGACAAACTGTCCTTGTCTAGCAGGGTTCTGACCAGCTAACATATTGGACATAGTAACTAGTTCACGAATCTGCTGCGTACTGAATGCTCCCTGATCCTCTCTATAAGGGAACTGATACACAGAGTCGGAGATATTCTTACCGTATGCAGAAGGTCTAACTGGTATCTTAGCAGAAGGGTTCTCTGAGTTTATGTGAGCTGCAAGAACTCTGCTAGGATCATATAGAGTCCTGTCTGAAATAGCTCGTCTACGAGAAGCTAGTATAGACTGCATGAGTGAGGAGATAACTTCCTGGAAAGGCTGAGCATTAGTAGCTAGTGACTTAGTCTGATGACTCAATCCATCTTCCTTAGGAGCACCAATAAGAATAGGTAACCAGCCATGGGCATTAGTCTGCCTTTCAGCATGAATAATAACCTTATGATTAATGATAATTAGCTTCCAGATCTGGGGAGTATTAGCAGCAGGAACTGACAGTCCGAATTCGCTGGGAAGAATCTTACAATACAGTACAGTCTTCTCAAAACTATTCTTATAGTCAATAGCCTTATTCTTATTAGGTGATGCAATACCAACCCAACTTAGCCAGTTCATACTACCTTCATAGTTATCTTTAACATTGACGTCAGGATTAATGTCTGGAATATAATAGGCTTCTGCTGTCTCTCCGGTAGAGGTACCAGGAATAGCCATAGATGTAGACTGGAATGCTTTAGTTACATTCTGTACAATGGTATCTGACATCTCGGATATAAACTGCTTAAGTTCTATGCGTGACAGGAACTCAGTATATCCTGCAAACTCGCCATGAGCGTATACCTGACTAGCAGGCACTCTTGGATCTACGAATGTATTATAGGGGTCGAGTCTTTTGACTGAATTACCCGCCCAGACAGTTTCCACCGGCTTACCCTGAGTAGTTGAAAACGCTACATCAGTGGCTATATTGATAGTAGTCTCACGATCCCAAGATACTTCTAAAGGAGCGAAGTTATATTTAAAACCGTCTCTAAAGAACATCATTAGTTCTCTAGTCCAGCCGCCACGAACTGCATTGTTATCTAATACAGTCTCCATTTGTAGCGCCTGATCTATAAAAGCAGGCTCCGATGTGACACCAAATATAGGAACTCCTGTAAGGAATACGCTAGATTGGTATACTACGGCAGATTCAACTTGTGGCATAACTACAGGCACAGTTATATCCTGCAGGGGAGCAGGGTTACCTGCTGCATTTTGTAACTTAGCTTGATTCTGTTCGTCAGTCTTATTAACTTCGCGCTGATAGGCTCTATCTATTGCTTCAAATCTACTACGCTGGGCTGACTTGACAGCATTAACTGTAAGTAATGACTCCTTATAGTATTGAATGAATGCGTCTTGCGATGCCTGAGATAATACAAATGATGTGCTACCGGCCATTAGTTTAATTCCTGTAAGATAAATTGTTGTTAGTTTCTGTCTAGAACGGACTGTTAAATTCTGGTACTTCTAAAGCCTCATACTCCTGAGACTCTAGTAAGTTATTAGCTACTATAAACTCTCCATACATCTCGATAACCTTAGGAGCATAAGTTAGGAGATCAAGTACTCCGTCAGTATTATCTCTACGCATAGGAGAGAAAGATATAATCTGTGAATAAGCAGCAGCCTTAGCTTTCTCCTCTATGAAGATCTCACCGGCGGCTAGTCCTTTAAACATTTCAAGTATTCTAGCGTTCTTAGATCTAGAACCTGAATAGATTTCCACTGCTTCTATACCTACAATACCCATTTGCTGACAAATGAATTCAAACCAGTAAAGTAGTGAGTATTGGTACGCATTAGATTCAACTGCTATGAGTCTACAGTTATGAGTCAGTGCGTATGTAAGAGCAGTACGTATTGTATCTCCTGGAGAGAGTCTATCTTCCGTAAGTTCCATGAGACAAGGTAGCGCATTATGTACTTCAAAGTAACCTACTGATACCTCATCTGCGCCTAACTTGTCTGTTGCAGGATCTATTATTATGAAGTTTCCTCCAGGTATATCTCCTTCAGTATATGGAGACTCTGGTAACTTAGATAGATCAACAAGATTGTTTTGCGAAGCATTCTCATCATTAAGCACCTCTGAATAGAAGATCTCAGGTTTACCCATTGAGAGATCATTCTCAAATTCTGACATTAATTGTTCTATAGGTTGTAAGTCTTCCCATAGAGAAGTACCGTCAGCTAATATTCCACCAGCTATAAACTTAACCCACTTAGGATTAGATTTAAGTTTCCTAAGTATAGACCACTTAGTTGGGTACATATTAGCTACGAATAGGAACATACAGCCATGAGGTGACTTAGCTTTCATAGCTGTACCTACCATCCAATCTTCTAACTTGGTAGATTGTACTTCTGAATCAGCGCACTCACGGGACTGTATATCTTCAAAGATCATTACATCTGGCCGCTGATTCTTCATGTTAAGGCCACGAAGACTAGTTTCAGCACCTATAGCAGCCAGTATTATATTCCTTCCACGATACCCAAACTTCTTAGTAGCTTGCGTATCCTTCTCCATACCTAACCGCCAATCACCGAAAACTTTCTTAATATTCGGCTCATCTAACATATCGCATACGTCAGACAGTACAGCTTCAGCGAGTTTAGCAGAGGCAGATATAATGAGTATAAACTTCTTATCAGTAAATAGAATACAGTAGATTACGAATATCTTTATAAGAGTAGTCTTACCGAATCCACGAGGCAACCCCAGAGCTAACTGAGGGAATACTCTTACCTTAGTGGCGAAAGATATAAGCCAGCTCCATACAGATATGAATACCACAGGAAAACAGAACTTAAATACCAGAGGCATAACTAGTGCAGATAGAAAGTTAAGGTCTGACTTAGCTGCCTGTTGTACTTCTTCTGCGCTTATACCTACTTCCTGCACATCTAACTCATCTACTGTGGGAGTTAGATCTATAGGAGTAGTTGCTAGATCCTCTGGCTTGTGTGTACCTCCAAGTTTCTCTAGTTCAGTGAGAGTTCTCTTAGCCATTAGACTTCAACTTCTTTCTTCTTAGTTTCTATCTTAGACATTATATCTCCCACATCTATAACATGAGTATCTAATAATGCAGCTAGAGTGATTAGTTTTTTCTGAGCAGCTAACTTATCTTTAGTCGTATGCAATGAATCTTTTAATGTAGTTCTATGTTTAGGTTGTGTAGTAGTCATAAGTTCCGCCTGTAGATGCAGGTTCCTTATAGGTATAGCTTATAGTGATGCTAGTAATGAATCTCCTTCTAGCACGGAGTTATAGTCAGTTGTAGATTTCTTAGTAGCTGCAGGTGCGGATGCAGGCGCAAGTTCTGGCGCCGGTAACTCCGCTGGAACTTTCTTCAATAAATCTCCAGAAGCCATAGTTCTAAGGTCCTGCTCACCAGTCTTAATAACTTGGTTAGCTATATTAGTTGTGAACTGCTGTATAATCTGAGTAGGCATAGTTATAGATACTATATTACTCTGAGATACGAGGCTATCTGGTGAGTCATGTCCGCGCCGCTTAGCTCCATTAATAATACGTATCGCACCTAAGATATCTGCTGGCCGTATAATAAGAGGTAATGACTTACCTAGTTTAGCTATTAGACTATCTTCCAGAGCGTCATAACTAGCATCGCGCTCAGTGTGCTTAGATAGCGCCTCAAACTTTAGCTGGACTACTTGCTTAGCAAAGTTCTCATCTGACAGTAACTGTGATATGTAGCCAGGAGTTACTCCTACAGCGGAGGCAACATTCTCCTGTGGAACACCTGCGCCTAATAGAGACAGCGCACGCTCATTAATACTTGTACCCATAACAGTGCCTCCCTCAGAGAGTCGTAGAGAATATGTATTTATAATACCATAATATAAGGAGCAGGCTAGTATAAACCCGCCGGGGGATATGTATCTAATCTATCTGCTATCTCCTAACTCTTAGGGATAAGTTATTACTAGGGTATCTAGGGAAAAGTTTAGGAAATTTGAGAAGCCGTTATAGGATACACGCAAATCATAGAAGTAAAAAGGCTCCCACCCCCGTCGCTAATATTCTAATGTAGTAATATAGTAATATAAGAATGTTAGTATGTAGGTATAGTAGTAGGTAGTAATAGGGTGATGGGATTGTAAGATGTGCGTCTTAGTAGTTAGTCATTAGTTTTATTGATGTGCCCATAAGATTTATATGATTAAACTCTTACAACTACGGGTAGTTATATGCTAGTATTATAGTTAGATAGTTAGATAGACAACCAGACAGGAGATACACCTATGACCACCTCAACCACTAGTCGCCTGATAGCACTAGCTAGAATAGCCGCTGATAACAATCACCCTATTCTAGCCATTAGATTATTGAACAGTGCTTACGCCCGCACCACTGGCGATAGTAGTAAGAATTGCCTTGCTACTATCGCGGCCCGCATAGCTTATACTGCTGGAGTTAATAGAACCTATAACTACGCTACCGCTACCGACCTACTAATAGCCCGAAAACTAGCGGGTGAGGGGTAAGATATGAATATAACGCGCACACAAGTACACACTACCACACAGGGCCAGATACTAACACCTATCCAGAAAGTAACAGCCCGACATATAACTAGTCACGGATATAGTTGTGTTATTCACAGGGATAAAATGTATATTCTCATGCCAGTATGGAACTATAAAACAGGTTGTTTGAGTCACAGTATTCTGAGAGTAACAAGTCTTAAGGATGCCTTTATTAAAATGGGTTATTAGACAGATTTTAGCTTGTAGGGTATTAGCATAAAGCTAGTATCTTACTGGATACAATCCTGTATCGCTTATTACTAACCTTTATATTATAGGAATATTAATTATGAATACTCTCACTCGCGGAATTAATACAGAAGGCTCTTACACTTTTATATCTTACGATCCTAAAGCACCAGTTTCCGAAGCCGGTCGCAGAACTGCTAAAGTTATGTATAAGACTAATATGAAAACTGGCGTAAAAGCTGGCAATAATGTTTGCTTACTTGTAGAACCATTATCTCGCTTAGAGGTTCTGGATAATACAGAAAAGCTAGTTCCACATATTATTGCTATGCTGGAAGCTGAACAGGACAGAATGATTAAAGACTTCCATATTTCAGATGATTCTATTGTTAGTCCTGAGTCAATCTCCTTAGAGGCAATTATTACCAGCTTAGAAAGTACAGCAACTTCCAGCGCAAGGATTAATAAAGAAGTATTATCTAACTGGTTTGATAATTCTTTAGCTGATACGCTAACAGTTTTATTTGCTGATAAACTAGGAATATCTGCGAATCCTACGACGGCAGAAGTTCAGAAGGTGCAGAATTTTATGGCAGTTTATAAGACTAAATATTCTGGACTAGCTTCTAATCTTGTATCTTATTCGGTAGAAGAAGCTGATAAGTTACTCATTGCAATCGATAAGGTAGCAGAATTAGATACTGGATTTGATCGTAATGAGCTGATAACTGCTAAAGTAATTGACAAACTTACGAAGATGAAAACTCCTGTAAATGTAGCCGAATATCTAGATTTATAAGTCTCACTCATTAGTCCAAGGTAACTTTAAATACTCTAATTTCTACTGGTAACAATCTTAGCTCCTTAAGTCTTAATGATTAGGGAGCTTTTTACTGTCCGCCTTTTATTGTTTCCATTAGTTTCTACTCTCTCTATCAATTTGTCGGGATGTCATTTTCGACAATCCGACAATCCGACAATAGCATTTTGTGGCCTATTCCGGTGTGTATATTTCGCTCTCTATCTATAACTAACTTCTATGTTTCTATCTCTCGTAGTAGCTTGTTTATATCTATATCTCTATCTATTATTATCCTTATCTCTCTATCTTATCTCTATGTATTATTATCTCTATCTTAGTATGTATGTATAAATATATATTTAATTAAGTGGGGGGTAAATATACATACATCCTCTAGAATACACATATACCCTAGATACTACTATACTATATAGCTATCTCCCTTATAGATATACTATATAGCTCCCTTAGATACATACTATCTCCTATACCTATATCTTACTAGTCCTATCTGCTACGGTATAGAGTAGATAGTGATTGACGTATGGGGGTCACCTATGATAGTATATACCATTGGCATTTTGTCAGTTTGTCGGCTATGCCAATATAGCTCTCGTAGCTATTAGATTACAGAAAAATATAACCTACATAGGAATACAACTTATGACACCCTACCCAAGCTCGCACGAACTGGTGGATAGAGCTAGCTCTCTAATACCTCCACCTATACCGTACACTATACATTGTAGCACGTATACTATCGTAGCTATATCTCGCGCCTATGATTTTCATCATAATGTAGCACTATCTCTAGTAAATACATATAACGGATACACTTATCTTGCTTATATCTCTATGCCTAAAGTAAGAGCTATAGCAGATGACATCTTAGGCTATAGGTCACAGAGCGTGACAGAGCTTAATGATACCTTTATATCTTGGGCACTAGGTAAGACATATCTTAGATATAGTCACGCAGTTAAGAATCCTAGACAATTCGGACAAACTAGATACAATACAGGATGGACAATATTATGACACCTCCCTTAACTCCTATACAGAAGTATAGACCCTCTCTTACAGCGGCTCAGATAGCACATATTCTACGGCTCTCTAAGTTACACCTATCAGACTATGAGGGCGTGGATAGACAAGATATAGATATATCTAAGTCAGTTATAAAGACGCTGGCACCTTTTCTAGCTAAGATACAGAACTATGCTATAGAGCCAGCATTTACTACTAGCCCTAAACTTACTACTCTAGAGCTCTTAGGTGAAGTAGATAGCACTAGACTTGCTTCGGTAGATAAGATAGCACGTAATCAGTTCTGTTATAATCTATACTTACAAGACCCTAACTCCTGTGACCTGTCTCAGATAGCAGCAGCTAAGGAACATATGTACGTTAATGATCTTATGACTCCAGAAGAAGAAGCAGCGTATGAAGCAGATATGATATGACTCTTATATCATTCTTGCAACTGATAACACTGTTACCTGTAATATACGCTATGATTATACTACATGTAATCTATTGTACTGATAACACAGATAATAATACTACCGATAATACCACCGACAATACTACTCTATAAGGAACTACATTATGAAAGTATATTTCAAACTAAGTCAAGCTAAACTAGCGGCATCTAGTATCGTAGATCTTACACCTAATAAGCTCTATGAAGCGACTCCTATTGATAGTTCCGACTCAATAGGGCTAATAAAGCTAGTAGATGATGCAGGGTTTAAGCTCACAGTCCGTACAGATGGCCCTTCAGCTCACTTAGATTACCTAACTCGCTGGATTAAACACAGAGCTAGGAGAGTATAATATGTATAAGGCACAGACACAGACACAGGTAACTCACAAGATAACTCATAACATATATGATACACCTAATGGCTTCTCTCATTCTATCTCTATAGACGATAATGAAGGTCTACGGGTAGGTTACTCAGAGATAGCTAGAAACGGTAACTTTGGTGCTATCGTAGACTTAAGACTTAATCTACCTAAAGGATTATTCAGGATAGAAAAGGCTAGTGGAGATACACAGGTATCTAATAAGATTCCACGTAAGCATAACGCTCCAACAACTATACAACAATAGACTTATGATACAACTGATACATTACCTAGAGCTTGTCTCTAATAGGAATATATAATGGCACAAATCTTATGCGGTATATCTAATGTACCTTTTAAATGTGATCATATACCAATGACACTACGTAACAGAGAGTATAATCATCCTATATTCTCTATGCCTCAGAAACGTCTCTTAGGCCTCTACTCTATCTATACTAAAGGAGAGCTTACAGACATAGACGCTTATCTCTTATTCGTAGCTCTCTTACATTCTACTGATGCTGTAGAGTTTGTAGTACCTACGGAAGTATCTACATCTACCTCCTCTATTATAGCAGCTAACATAGGACAGCTAGTACGTGTTATATGGGAGACTAATGCTATAGCACATCCATCATTTAAACAGCCGCGCTTTTACATCCGTAAAGATACAGCTAACTTAGATAACATTAAGATCTGGATAGCTGCCTGGGCTAAGAACATAGACGACTTTAAGGAAGGTATAGACTACGCCTCTGCACAAGAGAAACTAACTAAGATAGAGAATACTCTCTCTAGACTTATATTCTCGCCAGAAGCAGGTCAGATTAAGTTAGCCTCTGCTGTAGCTGAGTGGGCAGATAAGGCCGCCGAATTTCCTGTAACTAAGAGAGACAACTGGAAGTCTATTATACGCAAGTGTTATAACTTAGAAGCTATGTTCTCTACACCTAAGGAGGATCTATTAGAGCTTAAGGCTTATTGTGAAGAGAACTTAGAAGCTGGCTCTATCCACTTCCATACTCTAATGAAAACCATTAAGACAGGTATAGCTAATCATAACGACTTCTTAGGATTAAGCTCTTTAGATAGCGGTGACGGTTGTGGTTATACTCTCCTAACTACGGATAATACAAGGCAGGAAGCGGCTATGTTAGCTATAGTAGATTCGGCTCCTAGTACAGAACCTGTGCAAGCTAACTATCCTGACAAGATATCTTTTATCAGAGCCAAGTTAGCCTATAAGCAGGCTGTAAGATATAACGCAGTTAAGACTAACACAGTACAGACTTCCGTAGGAGAATTATAATGCCAGCACTGACTCCTGTAGCTCCTGACTCTGTAATAGCGTACCGTAAGCATGGCGTATATCCTACTAAACTACGCTATGTTATGAATAACCTATTCTACTTCCCTGATAAGTATGCTTCTTGTCTCCACCGTTACTATATTCTCCAGTGGCAGACGGAAGAGTTCCTAGCTCGTCTGATAGAAGGAACTATTAAGCATGATGGTATAAGGTATCAAGTAATATACCATAATACTGACCCTACTAGGATGCGTAGAAAGCAAGCATATACAACTGTTAAACTCTCTTTTAGAGAAGCTGACGCTATATTTAATATAATACCTACCGTTCTAGTATTAGAATGTAAGGACTAAGACACACCGGAGACACCAATGACAACAATAGATAGAAGTAAACTAGCAGCTATGTTAGCTAAAGCTAGGGAAGAGAAGCAAGCTAGAGTACAGGAGGCAGCAGATATAGCTATAGCTAAGAGAGATACTCCACCACCTCCACCTCCACCACCTATACAAGCTCCATCAGGAGATAGGATGGCAGCTCTAAGAGCTAGATTAGCAGCTATGAAAGGAGAAGCTAACACAGAGACTCCACCGGCTATAGCACAGTATCCTACGGATGATACCGTAGAAACAGATTACTCTAAGGTGGAAGCTAGAGCAGCTTTACATGAAGGTGATAGGACAGAAGTAATAACTAGCTCTCCTGAACCTACTGTTACCAGACATATAGATATGCACGGTAATGTAATAGAGTATAATGCTCTCCAGCAGGAATTCGTAGAACTAGCAGCTTCCGGACAGTCCTGCGTACTTATAGGTGCAGCGGGTACTGGTAAGACTACTTGTATGCAAGGCTCTCTAGCAGCTCTTATACAGACAGGTAAGATACCTCTCCTACGCACTGATGGACATAAGTATCTAACGGAAGGAACTCCAGGCTGTGTTATAGTAGCTTACACTAGACGTGCTACTAATAACATACGTAAGGTACTACCTGCTGATCTTAAGTCTAATGCTATCACGTCTCATAAACTCCTAGAGTATGCTCCTGAATACTTTGAAGTCTTCGATGATGATGGTAGCACTAAAAAGACTATGCGCTTCTTAGCTAGTCGTAATGAAGAGAATCCTCTACCTAAAACTATGGCTACTATAGTAGTAGAAGAATCCTCTATGTTATCTCTGGAACTCTACAATGAGATAATGCTGGCCTTAGATCATAAGGTACAATGGATCTTCTTAGGAGACATCAATCAGCTACCTCCTGTATTTGGCTCTGCTGTATTAGGGTATAGACTTCTTGATCTACCTACTGTAGAACTTAAGGAAGTATATCGTCAGGCTCTTGAGTCTCCTATCATACGACTAGCTCATAGAATACTCTCAGGTAAGGCTATTCCCGTAGAAGAGTTCCCTAAGTGGAAGTATGAAGGACAGCTAACACTCCACGCATGGAAGAAAAAGATAGGAGCCGATGACGCTCTTAGAACTTTAGCTGAGTTCTTTAAGGCAGCTTATGACAAGAAGGTATATGATATAGATGAGGATATAATACTCATACCTTATAATAAGTCCTGCGGTACTATAGAACTTAATAAGCATATAGCTAATCATATAGCGCGTAAGACTCAAAGAACTACCTATGAAGTAGTAGCTGGATTTAACAAGCATTACTTCTCTGTAGGAGATAAGGTACTATATGATAAGGAAGATGCAGAGATAACAGAGATTAATATCAATGCAGGTTATACGGGAGCTAGATTCCAAGCTGAGTCTAAGCACTTAGATTACTGGGGTCACAATCCTAAAGCCGTAGAAGAGTATCATGCTAACAGATCTAGTGGATCTAATGCGGATGCTGACATAGACTTCCTTCTGGATGCTGTAGCTTCTACTGACTCTGATGATCGTGTACGTAAAGGCTCCCATGTAATTACTCTTACTCTCACAGATACAGGTAATACTATATCTATAGATACAGCGGCAGATATTAATAACCTTCTCCATGCTTATGCTCTTACTGTACATAAGTCACAAGGCTCTGAATGGCGTAAGGTATATCTATGTCTACATCAGTCACATGCTACTATGTTACAGCGGGAGCTACTATATACAGCAGTCACTCGTGCTAAGGAAGAGTTGTATGTTATCTGTGAACCTGACAGCTTCGTTAAGGGTATAGATAAGCAACGTATTAAAGGAGACACCTTAGAAGAGAAGGCTGAGTTCTTTAAGGGTAAGATAGAAGCTAACGAAGAAGCAGGTAGGAGAGGAGAGTAAGACCTCTAACCTAGCCTCTATCTAATAAATAAAATAGTTCTTGACTCAATATGGAACTGTGGTATTCTAATCACTCTGGGGGAACTTATGCCTCAGTTTTATAAACCTAGTACGTACTACTTAAATCTAACAGCTATATAGCTAAGGAATATGTAATGAATGAAAACACTCTAAACACTGAAACTAACGAAGAAGAAGTAGCAGAAGTATCTGATTCACGGGATACAACTACCTCTGAACCTACGCCTGTACCTACGCCTGAAGAGATGGCAGCTATCTGTGCTGACATTAAAGATAACTTTAACTTTAAGGTTAATGTTAAGCCTACAATCTTCCGCTTTAAAACTTCTGTAGAGAAAGACTCAGAAGGTAGAGTAATTAGCGAAACTAAGCGTGATGCTTTAGAGCTTCCTATTCCTTACCCTTCTGTTAATGGTATCGTACAGATACTGGAAGATGGTGGTAAAGGCTTAGAACTGCTGATTGATGCGGTAGAAGCTATTATCACACAGCAAGCTCGTAGCATGATCTCAGAAGACACTACTATTAACGCAGTTAATCTGCCAGTAGATAAGCTCTCTTGGGAGTTTATTGCTAACATGCCTAAGGCAGAACGCTCTGGTGGTGGTATTGCTAAAGAAGTCTGGGAAGACTTTGCTAAGGACTACATCAAAGTTATGCCAGAAGCTACTGGTAAAGGTGTCGATCCTGTTACCCGTGCAGCTAAGATTCTGGAAACTAAGTTTGCCTCTGTTAAAACTAACATTCCTGTATTGGAATTGTTACTTGAGCAGCTTTCTATCTACGCAGCTAACAGCTCACGTGCTGATGAGTTCGTAGGTTGCATTGAGTTCTTAGTAGATAAGGCTGACAAACTTATCAACACAACTCCAGAAGAACTGCTGGCTAATCTGTAACAGGTACATAAATACCATTGATTAGTTAGTTAGTTTAACCCTAAGATTCTCCTTATCTAGTTATAGGGAGAATCTTTTATTAAGCTAATTACTCACCCACAACAATGCTAAGGAATAACGATATGAGAAACCTTCTAACCAACCCAAGCAGACTAGCGATAAGAGCTTCCATTGGAGCCTTGTTAACTACTGCTGTGACAACTCTAATGAACGTGGAACTTAATAAGTTACTACGTGACTTCAATGATTCTGCACGTGGTAAGAATAAATCTAAAGGCTTCATTAAGTCTGTAGCTCTTTCCTCTCACTCCTCTCGTAGTAAGTATACTCCGCACCAATCTAAGCAAGAGTGTGCAAGACGTTTAGCTGCTGTGAGTGCATGAGACAGTACGAACCTATCTGGCATGCAATTAAAACTAAGAACCATGCCTCCATAGTTGCGCCTGTAGAAAGACACAAAAGAATTATCAAAGCAGTAACGAAAGAGAAGCATAGAGATGAAGGTTATAAGCTACTTCTAGCTGACAGATGCCTTAAAGCTACCCTAGTCATATCAGTAGATGTTACTAATAAGAACCTTATAACCTTCTCTCTATCTATGAAAATAATACCAGCTTATATTGGAGTACATGACTTATGAATAAGTATTACGCTAAACTGTTTGTAGATTCCTTATTCATAATCGTATTCTGTACGACTGTAGCATACGTATATAGTATAGTTACATTCTAATAATTTAACAACCTGAGACCAGTCTTATGAACCTAGCAGAACAAGTAAGAGAGAACCTTACAGAGATGGAAGAGCAGCTTAATACTACTACTCCTAATCTAGCAACCCTTCTCCGCACTATTCACACGCAGCTTAAGAAAGACCCTGAGATAGTCACTATCCTTACTGAGGAAGAGTGTAATATTTTAATGTCTGGACTTAAAGAGTTTACTAAGATAGAACTTGCAACTAAAGCTCTTAAGTCTACCCCTAAGAAATCTCTTAAGCAGACTACTCTGGCGGACTTGTAATGGATAAGTCTCCCACTACTCCAGAGGCAGGAGTTCTCAATACGGTAGTATGGCATGGGCATCTAGCTCAGGTAGGAGCTGACTTTAAGGTAACTCTTATTGAAGATGCTGCTAATGACATCTACCTGCTAGACTCAGAGATAACTCATAAGTACAAAGATCCTGCTAATATCACATACCTACGTATGCAGTATAACTACGCTAGCTTCTCAGCTTTAGTAGAGACAGGTAAGATCACAGAAGAGTTAGTTAGACACTACTTACGAGCTGTGTCTGATGCAGGTAAGATATTAAATGTCAGCTCTCATTGATCCTGCGCGTTTAGCTGCCCTTAGATTATCTCTTAATACCTCCTCTAAAGATTCAGAGTCTGAGCGTATGGAGTTCCCTCTGTGGGCATTGCTAGTTATATACCATAAAGCTAACAGAGCTTGCTATGTAAACTACATGGAAGGGCTTAAGAACTTAGTTGAGTGGCTTAAACCTATAAGCATAACTCCTAAGAATCCAAGTTACTATTCATCAAGAGTGTTAGGTGGCTACGAGACTTCTCGGTTAGCTGACATTCTGAACACAGACTACAACATAATATTAGAGTGTGTAGTCACAGAAGTATTACCTAGACTGGAAGCCTTCTACGCTGACAGTACTGTTACTAACAATGATAGGATTAATTCCAATGTCTGAAACAAATCTATTAGATGCTATGCCTGACTTAGATATATCTCTAGGTTCAGATAGTCTATCCGAATCTTCTGTCTCTCAAATAGATGAATCTCCACTAGTATATGTGGAAGGCATAGACCCGCGCCTGTTACTGCTATCTCATAGCTCCCGTAACACTCTCCATAAATGCCCTCGTAAATATCAGCTATATCGTATGAATAGTTTAGAGCAGGAATCTGCTGACTGTTTAGCTAACGATTACCAGCAGCTTACATTTGACTATGGTCACGTAGTAGGTGAAGGCATACAAGGTATCTTACAAGGTACTTCAGTAGACTCCTTACTCCTAGATGGATTCCTGCACTGGAATGTAGATATAATTTTACGTAACCCTAAGCAGAATAAATCCTTCTGGGAAGCCTGTCTAGCTATACAGCAATTTAAATCTATTGTAGATAATGGCTACTTAGATGACTACGAACTGGTGTACTATACAGACAGTGAAGGTAATACTAAGCCAGCGGTAGAGCTATCTTTCCGTATCAATATGCCTAACGGCTTTAAGTATCGTGGATTCATAGATGCTGTACTGAGACATAAAGTCACTGGCGCTATAGTGGTACTGGAAGATAAGACTACTTCTTATAGAGAGGTTAATAATGCACAGTATAAGAACTCTTCTCAAGCTATTGGTTACAGCATCATACTGGATACTATATATCCTGGCTTGTCTAGTTATACTGTGCTGTATCTGGTTTATTCAACTCCCTTAAAAGAGTTTATAGAGTTGCCCTTTGAGAAGTCTTCTCTACAACGTGCGCTCTGGCTAACGGAACTCTTACTAGACTGTAAGCAGGTAGAGTTGTATGAAGCATTTAATACCTATCCTATGCATGGCGAAAGTTGTTATGACTTCTATCGTGAATGCGAGTACTTAGGTTTATGCACATTGAATACTACTAACTTAGTTAAGCCATTGACGCAAGCTATGTTAGATAATATAGAAGCTAAGGAAGTTTATGATTTTGATATGAACTTCTTAGATCTTATTGAAACACAATTAGATAAAGCATAGAGGATAGAATCATGCCAGATTCACAGGAAATAAACATCACAGTTAATGTCTCAGACACAGTACCTCTCTCATTGTACCTAGAGTTAGAGCGACTTTCCAAACAGGCTTTATCTAAGTACAGGGAGAAGACTCTGAGACTGGAAGCAGAGATAGAGGATAGAGAACATACTATCGAGAAGTGCCTCTCTGTAATGTCTTACGCACAACGAGTAAACTTAGGTATAAAGGAGCCAATGTAATGGCTAAGTTAAACACAGTTAAACAATCGTCTACTCATGGGGTAATGATATTCGGTGCGCCTAAGACTGGTAAGACACAGATGGCAGGAGAGTTATCTGAGCACTTCAATCTTATCTGGGTAGATTTAGAGAATGGTCATGAGACTCTATTTAAGTTCCCTGAGGAATGGCAGGAAAGAATAGAACTCATTAATCTACCTGATACTCGTTCCTATCCTATAGCTATCGAGACTGTACTTAAGATGGTTAAAGGTAAGGTAGATATATGCGAACTGCATGGTAAGTGTAGCTGTATGGTATGTAAGAGAAATGCTGCACCTTCCACGGAAGTTGATCTTAACTCCTTAGGTGAGGATACTATTGTAGTATTCGACTCAGCTACTCAGTTATCTAACTCTGCTATCAGTAACATAACTAAGAATCAGCCAGACGATTATAAACTTAACTATGATGACTGGGGTAACTTAGGTAAGTTGATGGATATATTCTTCTCCCATCTACAGCAAGCTAAGTACAATAGAATTGTTATCTCACATGAGATAGAAGCTGAACAAGAAGATGGCAAGAATATCCTAGTACCTGTGGGCGGCACAAGAAACTTCTCTCGTAACGTAGCTAAGTATTTTGACCACGTTATCTACGCTCAGAGAAAGAATAAGAAACATGTATTTGCTTCCTCTACCTCCTATGCTAATAATATTCTCACTGGCAGTAGAACAGATGTAGTCTTAGATAATAAGGAAGGCGCCTCATTGCTAGAGATATTCAAACCTAGCGTAGCCCCGGCGCCTAAGACTGTTACTTCCTCCTCTGTTACAGCAGGTACAGGTAACACACAAAGTAGACTAGAAGCCCTAAGAAATAAGGTTACTAGTTAGCTATAAAGAATCTGGCTCTGGTAGCACCCAAGGTGTTCAACGTAAACATCAAACGCTCCACCCAACTATATATCTAATACAATACTGTAATAGAATATAAACTCCAACTACTATATAAGGTATAATACTATGTCAGAAATCGACAACTTACTTGATGCGACCCTTGATGATCTTGAAGATCTACCTACCTTTGAACCATTCCCTGCTGGCGTACATCGTGCGTTAGTTTCAATGAATGAGAAAGAAGTTAACGGTCATCAGTCTATAGAAGTTAGCTGTAAGATGGTGGAAACCATCGAACTTGCTGAACCCACTAAGGCAGAAGCACCTAAGGCAGGCTCAGAAGCTAGCGTACTTTGTATGCTTGACAATGAGTTTGGTCGTGGTAACTTCAAGGCATTAGCTAAACCTCTGGGTGCAGCCTTTGGTACTATCTCCAATCGTGAGATTGTGGAGCAGACTAAAGACATCGAGTGTCTAATTGTTACTTCCTTGAAACAGGACAAGAACGATAAGACTGTGTTCCGTATGAACATCAAAGAACTGGAAGTAGTATAAGGCTAAGGTAAGCCTGTAGTATGATTGCTTCTACCTGCTGTATCTGCTGGCACAGAGTGGTAGGTAGAGGCTTCTTATAATAGCACTGCACTAGAATCTACTAGTGTTACTATAAGAAGGTTAGTATAACATAACGATAGCCTAAGTTAAACGTGATAGAACAGGAGAGAATGATGTGGGGTACAGCTTTAAACAAAAAATTCAAATGCTTATTTGCAAGATATTTGGTCATTTCCCGAAAGATTACTGGTTTTATGAGCACAGCCACGCTACCTGTAGGTGTTGCAAAAAAATAGTTACTGATTATGGTGACGGGAAATATGTATAACCTTACATGTAACAGGAGAGAATGATGGACGATAAATTAGCGATTGCTTTAGAAACGTTGGGCGCTGACGGTATTAATGCGCTCTATATTTACCTAACACTTAAGTATGTGAGCTTGTGGGTTATTATTGGTTTATTTGTATGGGCCGCTCGGGTAGTTTGGAAGAAAGTAAAGGAAGACTTTTAATCCTTATAACACACGAAGCCTATCTACAGGAGATTGAATGATGAATGAGAAGAATCTAATATGACTGCTAATAACCTATGCTTCTATGGTTCATTCATAGATAAAGAGTATCTCCCCTCACTTAAGAACTGTGTAGGTGGAGCTACTTGTTTTGTACGTCTGGAGAAAATAACTACTCTTACAGAAGTTAAGATGTACTGTGCCTCCAGAGAGATAACAGGTATTATATCTACCTCCATACCCCTCCTTATGAAGCTACTTAAGTGGACTGAAAAGAAAGCTCCTTCGCTAGCTAACTATGCTGGCTCGGTATTCAGATTAGATACAGGTAAGGAAGATGGATCTTACATAGAGATAGTATTCGTACACCCTCTTAAGCACACCTTCACTGTACCTTATGGTAAATTCCTACTCAGACGTTACGTATCTAAACTAGTACGTAAAGGTGAGTGGATGCAGAAGATTCCTTTCTCTTGGAGTCTGTGTACTCCTGAATCTTTTGAGTCTGATCTTGCAGCACTACAAACTTCCTTCCTGACATCTATAGATATAGAGACATTCAAAGAGTCTGCGCAGATTAGATGTGTGGCTTTCTGTGGGTTCTACTATACTCCTGACGGACATATATCAGCTCATGCCGTTGTACTTCCGATAGATTCTCCTTATGCACTGGCCTTATTACGTAAGCTATGCTGGGAAGTTAAAGCTCCCAAAGTATTCCAGAATGGTAAGTATGATAACAATTATCTCCTCCGCTACAGTGCTCCTGTATATAACTATGTGTATGATACAGCTAATATGTTCCACTGCTGGTACTCAGAACTTCCTAAGGATCTAGCAGCCATTAACTCTTTCTTTGTACGTGACTCTATGTACTGGAAAGATATGGCTCACACAGATGACCTACAGGAATACTACCATTACAATGCACTAGATACTTATGCTACTGGTTGCTGTGCTATAGCTTGGATGTTAGAGGCTCCTAAATGGGCGAAGGAAAACTATCTACTAGAGTTCCCTACTGTATTCCCTTGTGTACTTGCAGAGATGACAGGTATAGCACGTGATATGGATAGGCTAGAACTAGCTAGAAAAGAACAACAAGACTTAGATGATAGCCTAGTAGCGTCTCTAAGAAATGTACTAGGTGAACCTAACTTTAATCCTGGCTCTCCTAAGCAGGTAGTACAATTACTGAAACTCCTGGGCTGTAAGGATATTACTTCCTCAGATGAGAAGAGTCTTACTAAGGCTAAATTCCGTCACCCCTTTAACGGTAGAGTGTTAGGCTATATAGCTAAGAGTAGGAAGGCTAGGAAACTCCTGACTACTTATCTAACTACGGAAGACAAGGCTAAAGAGTTCCACCGCCTAGATGGTACTGGTAATAGAATACTCTATGCTCTTAATCCTCATGGAACTGATACCTCCAGACTAGCATCTAAGGAACATCACTTCTGGACTGGACTACAGATTCAGAATATTCCTAGAGGTAAGTTAGTTAAGCAGACTCTAGTAGCTGATCCTGGATTCTATCTTGCAGAGGTAGATTTAGAGCAGGCTGAGTCACGAGATACAGCTTACATATCTGGAGAAGAGAAGCTGATAGAAGCAGTGGAAGGTACTAGAGACTTCCATGCTCACAACGTAGAAGCCTTCTTTGGCGTAGCTTATGATAAAATATATGACGATGTTAATAAGGTAGTCATAGATAAGAAGTTACGAGATATAGGTAAGAGAGTTAACCACGGTGCTAACTATAATATGGGCTGGTCTGTACTCATAGATACTATGGGCGAAGAAAAGATAATACTCGCAAGGAATCTATTAGGACTGCCCAAGGTATGGAGTCTTAAGGAAGTTGCTGAGTTCTTGCTGGAAGGTTTCCATAAGACCTACCCTAAGATCAGGGAGACTATGTATAAAGGTATAGTTGCTGAGATAGGTAGCACTAAGATGTTAAGCAGTAAAGCATTACATCATGTTAGACCTTTGGATGAAGAGGCGTTATATAGAGTAGAAGATGAGTATGAAGGTGCTATAAAAGTATATCCATCTTGGACTCGTTACTGCTTTGGTGATCCTACTAAATCTAAGATGACTCTTAACTCTTATGTAGCTCATCCACCCCAGTCATTAAATGCCCAGACCCTTAACAAGGCTTGGATAAAAGTATTCCATACAATAGCTATAAATCCTATACATGCAGATAACTTTAAACTATGCGCTCAAGTACATGACTCTATATTATTCCAATACAGAATAGGCCACGAATACCTCTGTGATATGGTGAAAGATTGTATGGAGATTCCTATTACAATTAAAGCCTATGACGGAAAGATAAGAACATTCACAGTTCCCGCAGGAGTTAAGCGAGGACTTATAAATAAAGAGACAGGTGAGTTAGTACCTGCTAAATATTGGAGTGAGACAGAATGATATTTCATTGGTTACCAGCTACTAAAGACAGGGTAGCACATACAAAAGAGTTCGAACTTGGAACTAAGGTAATAGGTTTAAAGATTAATAACAGTAGGCCAAACTACGTAGTCATTACTAGAGCAGAGATAGAACACAGTCTGAGGTTCTACTCCAAAGAAACTTTAGCCTTGTACCTACGTGATATCAGACTATCTTTAAGTGTAGCTGACTCAAATTTAAAAGGTATATTTATAGATAGTTCTATAGAGACTATTATATCGGAGAGCGTAAGATAAGAACATTCACAGTTCCCGCAGGAGTTAACAGAATGAGCATGCAAGAGATAACTAAGAAGATGGGAGAACAAAGAGCGGCTCTCATAGAAGCAAACTTAAAGGCTATAGAAGCCAGTACTATATTTGCTGTAGATGTCCACGTACCTACCATTTGTGGTGGAACAGTTGTCTACCAAATACCAGGGAAGACTCAAGCTATACGTGCAGCTATGCAAGCCATAAAAACAACTTCTATGGAGTGTCCTACTTGTGAGTAGAGAAGCTGAAGACTTCTTCTCCTTATATCTACAATACTCCTCTGGCACTGAGTGTCCTAAGTTCTTTCACCGCTGGGCAGCTATAACTTGTCTAGGTGCATATGTAGGTAGAAATATCTACTTCCGTCAAGGCCACTTTAAAGTACATGCTAATCTCTATACTATGCTAGTTGGAGATGCCGGTACTAAGAAGTCCACATCTATTAAGATGGCCGCACGACTTATGAAACTAGCAGGCTATGATAAGTTTGCAGCTAAGAAGACTAGACAAGAGAAGTTTCTTCTAGATATGGCAGAGACTGCTATGGAAGATGGAGGAGATAACATACTAGAGCAGAATCTATTCGGGGATTCTCCTTCTGATATGTGTGTAGCAGAGACTCTAGTTGCAGCTGATGAGTTTAATAACTTCATTGGTATAGGTAACTTAGAGTTCATGTCTATACTAGGAGAGTTATGGGATTGGGGAGATGAGGTATATGATTACAAACTTAAGAACTCTAAGTCTGTCTATCTTAACAATCCTACTGTATCTATTCTTGGTGGAAATACTCCTACAGGTATGAACGCTTGTTTCCCTCCTGATATGATAGGGCAAGGATTCTTCTCCAGACTTATACTTATACATGCAGAACCTACAGGTATTAAGCATACATGGATGCCATTACCTGACGAGGAGGTAGAGAAGAGACTTATCAGGAGCTTACATGCCATACGGGATTGTATGCTGGGTGAGATCACTCTTACTCCTGCTGCTGATAAACTCTTAGATAAGATATATAAACGCTGGCAACCGCTGGATGATGTGAGATTTGCATCGTACAGTAACCGGCGTTTTCCTATATTGCTCAAGCTAGTATTGATAATCTGTGCTAACAATCTCACTACAAGAATAACTGAGAAAGAGGTTATATATGCTAACACTATGCTGACGGCTGCTGAGAAACATATGCCTAGCGCATTAGGAGAATTTGGTAAGAGTAGGAACTCTGATATAACTCATAAGGTATTGAAACTAATTGAAACTGCTATGGAGCCTATGCCAGTTAAGGAAGTCTGGAAGCACGTATACGCTGACTTAGACAGGCGCGAGCAGATGATGGAGATTTTAGGTAATCTAACTTTGGCGGATAAGATACAAGTAGTCAACCACGGATACTTACCTAAGAGAGATGTAATGGTTAATGAAATAAATGACACAGTAGATTGGTCATTACTCTCAGAGGAAGAAGTAAAAGATACGGATATCACACCAGCAGTAACACATAAAAATGAAAGTAACATACACCTGATATAGGAAACACTGATATGAAATATTTAATAATCTACCATGATAACTGTATAGACGGTATCACCTCAGCAACAGTAGCACATAAGCATCTTACTGAAGTACAGAAGATTTCTCACAATGACATCACTTATTGGCCTGCTAGTTATGATGATGATATAACTCCTATCATACAAGCACTGGATGTATTATCTTCTCCAGTACTGTATATAGTTGACTTCTCATTCTCAGTAGAGCAGCTTAAGAAGTTAGATCTACACGCTCATTATGTACATCTATACGATCACCATGCTAGTGCCTTTAGGAATCTGCTAGGTGCTGACTATAATGTACAACCTGATAGCAGAGAGATATTCACAATACCTATGACTAACGTAGCTGTGACTCTGGACAATAGTGAGTGTGGTGCTAGTCTCTGTTGGCGAGAGCTGATAGATAGAAAGGGTATATTCCCCAGACTCATAAGCTTTGTTAAAGACTATGATCTGTGGAAGTTCCTTCTACTTGATACTAAGGCCATTAATAAGTTTCTTAGACTCCAGCCTAAGACTATCTACTGTTTCTCATATCTCCTGGAGACCTTTGAACGTAGTGCAGAAGTTATGGAAGCTGCTGCTACTGGAGAAGCTATCATGGAGTATGAGCACCAGTTAGAGGCATCTATTATCTCCCAAGGTACTAGCCCTATAACTATAGGCGGTATGTCTGGACTAGCTGTCAATGCTCCTTATGCGCTAGCTTCTTCTATAGGTAATACCCTAGCTAAGGAGTCCGGTACATTCGGTGCAGTCTGGAGTCAACTGGCAGAAGGTAAGGTATGTTTCTCCTTGCGATCAGTAGGAGATAATTGTGACGTATCTAAGATAGCGGAACTCCTAGGAGGCGGTGGACATAAGAACGCTGCTGGCTTTACTATGAATTCTCCCGACTATGACGCAGACAAGGGCATGACTATCTGGCATAACCTCCCAGTAGGTAAGGAGGAGTAATGGCTGAGTATAATATCTGGGGAGAGGAGATTGAGTCTACTACTCCCGTCAAAGATCGTAAGACTCATCATAAGTATAACCCTAAACACTTTCAGATGTTTGGTGAGAATAAGATAGCTCTGGGAAGGGAAGTAAAGAATCATCCAGAGTTATTAGAACTTCTAGCTAACCATGCTGTAGATGAGCTGGAGATTATGCTTGCTGAGATAGCCGCTTACTGTGGAGTTATGCTCAATGATTCCTATACTGAATCAGATATAGAGAATCTCTGTGGCATACTCAATGATAAGCTGGTAGCTAGACGTACTGGATTCGTATTTCCTAGGGAAGTACACCCAGACGATAAAGCTGGAGGTGAGAAATAATGGCTAACTGTACCTGCGGATTCGATATGAGATACAGCAAAGAACACCTAGCTACCTGTCCTAGATTTATCTCTGGTAATAATCATGGGATGACAGGTAGAGAAGATAAGACTTATGAGTCTCCCACTGAATCTTACGAAGATGAAGCACCACAAAACTATATTCAGAATGAGGATATAGAACTACTAACTGCAATAGAAGAGGACATTAATCATGGCAAAGAAAACAATTAAGAAGGCTACACTACTTCCATCTATAGAAGCCACCCTAGCACAGCGGGGTTCCGTCTATGGTGACTTCGGTAGTCATGCACATATAACTCAAAACATCAAACGAGCAATGGTAGATTCTCCTCGTTGGGATGAACTATCTGATGACAAGAAGGAAGCTCTTGAGATGGTTGCCCATAAGATAGGTAGGATTCTTAATGGTGATCCTGAGTATAAAGATAGCTGGCATGATATCATTGGCTATACTAAGCTGGTTGATGATACACTGGTAGACTAGCATGTATTGGTATAGGTGTAATAGAGCCTCCTGCCGTACACGAATATCTTTTAAGAAGCCCGTAGAGCAGTATGTTAGGGAGAAGAGATGCTGGTGTGGTGGGAAGTTACATAGTACCAAGTTTGATAAACTGGCCTCGAGAGCTGCTACTTGTAATTGTGACGGGTATCATTTTCCTCATCGGAAAGGAACTAAATGGTGTAAGTATTACAAAGGAACTCACACTGATGAAGAGCTACAAGATAGGTATAGGTGATGGCTAATAATCTCTCCGTAGTTAATAACAAAACTATGCCTAAATGGCTAGACTTAATTAGGGATATCAATCACCTATGTAAAAACTCTCAAAGAGGTATTAAATACTATAGGCAGTTGTATAGATGTACTCCTTCTTGGGCAGACTACCTCTGTATGAAAGCTATTTACATGGAAGCGAAGTTACGTAAAATGGAGGTAGACCATATAGTACCTCTTAACTCACCGATAGTTTGTGGTCTCCATTGGGAAGGTAACTTACAGTTATTAGACCCAATAGAGAACAGGTATAAGTCTAATCATACTTGGCAAGATCACCCTATACAGCAGCTTGACCTATTTGATACAACAATCTAACACTGATAACATAAAAGGTAAGAATGAAATGAATGATAAGAACTCTAAGTTTGAAAAGATGCAAGTCAATGGAGTCTTCCTGAAAGAAGCTCCCTCAGGTAAGGCTTTCCAAATGGCTATCATGGATGACTCAGGTATGGAGCTTACTCGTAAGTGGCTACCACACTCACAAGTAAAGCTGATGGATGGAACAAGGGTAGAAGGAAGTTACAAGGATGAAATCTCCGTAACACTGCCTAACTGGCTAGCTGAGAATGAAGGGATAGCTAAGCTGCTACGGGATAACTTGCTAGATAAGGAGTATGGCGGGGATGATATGGAAGCTGGTATGGAGGATGATGAAGGGGCGTGGGGAGATTCAGGAGACGATGATGACATCTAATTCTAAGCCTCCCCACTAAGCTCTTATCTGTCAAAATCTTTTAACTCGTATCCTCCCATTATAAGCTGCATGCTCTTAGAGTAAGGACTATTTACTTTATCTCTAAGATCATTAGCTTGGGAGGTATTAGTTGTCTTATATAATTGAACCATCCATTTATTAAACTCAGTCTGCTTACCTCCTGTCTTAGCATAACTCTCAGCAAAACTTTCTATCTGCTCCTGTGAAGGAGATCTTCCTGCTATCATCGAACTCTTAATAGCTTCTCCAAGTTTAGCCCTCTTAGCAGAATCAGCTAGTGCGTAGGCTTTAAATCTAAAGGCTGCATCAATAGCTACTGCCTCACCTAATGGTTTACCACCTACCATTCTTGAGATATTCGTAAGAGCTAGAACGTCATTACTTGCAATTACATTGCCTCTCTTTGAAGTTGAATACGAGGCATGTTCAGGATTAGCCAGCCCCTCAAGCGTCTGAGCCAGTCCCGCAAGCGGCCTAGAGATTGAATTGTGCTCCAGCCCTTGTAACACAGAACTAATGAAGTCACCGCCATTTGCTATCTTGCTTCCAGTATCATAAATATTCTTGATGAATTTACTGGTAGCCTGAATGATAGGTACACTAGCTGGATCAGTAGGAACTATAGTTACATGCCGTGGATTGATATCACCACGTACATACAAGTTAGTTTTAAGGTCTGGATGTAATAGCATATTAGATGCCAGTCCATACATTAACCAGTCTCCTGCATCCTTACCAGCAGCACCATATACTGTTGTATAGAAGTCTCTATGTTTCTCGTTACCTGAGGCAGTACCTACGATATGAGTATTGATAGCATTGAACGCAGGTAAGCCATTCATACCGAACACAGTTCCCTGTAACCCTAGTAGAGTCATAGAATCTTTAGCTGTACCTTCACCTACATGACGTAGTAACTGCTGCATAAGATTGAACTGGTATGTCTGGAACAGTCCTATGCTCTGGCCTACTGCACCCTGAAACAACATAGGACGTTGAGCAGCTAGATAGTTACCTTGTGTTCTATTAACGAAAGTATTAATGTAAGACAGTGCAGTCTTGCTATCCATAAGTCCATGCTTAATAGCTATGTCAGTTACCTGCTTCATAGTATGGGCAGCAGCAAAGCGGTTAAACTCTTCAGCTAATCTATTACCAGTCCACCGCTCACCTTTAGTAGCAGCATTACGTAACGAGTCATGTACTGTTGTGATCTTACTAGATAAATCTTTTACTGTCTCTTTACCTGAGAGAGTCAGATTATCTAATGTCCACTTATACTGATCAGAGATAGAAGTAACGAATCCATTCTCCTTGAAAAATGCTAAGTCAGGAGAATCCTTACCAAATGCTTTGTAGGCATTAGCTAGTAACTTAGTTGGAGACAGTAATGCCTGCTCACTACCTGGAAGTTTAATCTTACCTAAGCCTGCTAACTCTCCTACTGCATTAGTATTACTTCCTTCGATAGCACGTATAATAGATTTCATCTCAGCACCGTATAAGATATTGGCAGAGATGTAGTTATTAACAGCATTAAGATGATCCAGACGTAGCACTACAGTTGCTAGAATACTGTTAGCTTTCTGTACGAAACTCTGTAGCACACCTCTGGGAGCAGTATGGTTAGCAAGTAGATCCATCTCCATATCATAAGCTGCGCCTTTATATCCATAAGATTTCATCATTGCATTGACTTGAGATAGCTCCTCTACTGACTTAGAAGATTCCACTACCTTAGTCATACGATCAAACATCTCTGACACTTTAGCATCCAGCATCTTATTAGCATTAATCCAGAATGGATAGTCAGAGTAGTTCTTAATACCTAGACTAGTTTTAATGTAATCCATGTAGGGATTCTTAACTACGTTCTCAGCGTGCTTAACTAGCGCGGCACTATTAAACTGAGAGGTCGCAAGATTAGTAAACTCCTCACCACGTTTACGCAGCTCTTCAAACTGGCGTTCGTATTTCGCAGATACCATCTCACGCACAAGAGAAGTTTCCTGCTTCAGGTGCCAAGCCAATAAGTCCTGAGTAACTTTCGCCGGATCAGTAGGTACGAAGTATGGAGCAGAGACACCTTTCCTGTGCAGAGTAATATTAAGATAGTTATCATTAAGTGTACGAGTAGAATCGAACTGCCCTATGGACTTATAATAATTCTCTGCATCAGTCTTAGTTAGTATAGTGAGACTAGGCTTATCAGCTAACTCAGAGATCATACTATCTAACTGTTCCTGACTATTAGCATAGAGAGTTTTAGTGTGACCAGTACCTGTGATACTATCATCTTTAACTAGCGCAAAGAAAGGATAGTCCTTAGGCTCCACAGGAGTAGGATAGAATACATCAGGATTACGTTTATTCGGCACACCCTGAGCAGTACGTAACTCAATGATATGCTCCATACGTCTACCATTCTGAGATATGTGAGCTTCTATAAGTTCCAGAGTCTCAGCATTTTCAATAGGTATTTCTAATGGAG